ACCATCTTGATTTTCAAAATTATAATTCCCCGTAAGCATCCATCCCGTAAGAAGTCCGTTTGTATTTACTCCGGGTCCAATATATACATTTGTCAGGGTGCCGTCTGGATTAGTCCTAGTAACCGCGTAATTGCCATCTGTTGGAGCAGGTGTTAGATCATATGGCAAATATTTATATGGCCAATTAGTATAATTTGACCATTCGTTTCTTAAGTTCGCATCACTTCTCTGAAAATAGAACAGCCAATTAGATACCATACCTAAGGAATCTAATTCTACTCGGTTTGGACCAGTAACGTTAGGAAAAATTCTTTCGTGAACTTGTTTTATAAGATATTTTTGTTCCTGTAATGCAAACAGACGTTCTTCATCGTTTGACAAAAACCCATAAGTGCAATTTAAATGAACATCGCTGTTCCACAATCCTCTTTGGTCTGTATAAGAATCAATCCCAATACATACATCCGGAGGTGGTTGTAAAAATCTGTGAAATTGCATATACCACGTATTAAAATTAGGGCAAATATAAGGATAATTATTTGTCGCATCAAATACGTCACGAATTTGAAATAATTGATTAATAGGTCTAAATGTTACATTTATATGTAATTCATTATACTGTAAAGACGTTAATGGAAAAGCCATTTGAGACTTTAAACAGAACCAATTATTTATGGGTATATACAAAATTCGCCCCCTAATAGATGGTTCTGGTCCCGCTAAATCTCCCGTATAATATGCATTTGGATATGAGTTAACACGACCATCTGCATTAGCTGGGTCAGTTATATTAGGGACTTGTCCAATCATTCTCTTAAACAAGTCTAGTTTAATTGCATTATAGTCGCGCTGAACTGAGGCCAATAAATAATCGCCTGAGTATTCCTGTAATGTATAATTACCACACGTAATACTGATTTTTGCAATCATCTTTGCTCCTATATTTTCAATCCATCTGAACTCATATGGCGCCCATTGTTCGATATTTCCTAGACCTTGGGCTGTCGTCGCCTCTGTAACTTGCTGAGGAGGCAATATTGGGCTCCAAATACTTGGCAATGCTACAGATAAATAACAGTCCATTAAAAGGTCTGCGTATCTAGGAATTTTAAAAGTAAATGTAGATTCCTCTGATAGACGTAATGTTTTTGAACCTTCATAATCTACTCTGAATTTCTGTAGACCAAAGTTAGTATATTGATGATAAGTCGATTTAAAAAATGATTTTGTTGGGTTTCCGTTAAGGACAATGTTTTGTTGTCCTTGACTTACTAGTTGCATGAGACCACCAGGCATTTTTATAATATAATACTATATTTTTAATTCCTTATTCGTCATAATATAAATTAATATGGATTTTATTCACACATTTATGTTTTAAAAGTATATAGAATTATGTTTTGCTATACTTTTTTTAAAAGTATATATATAATATGGACGGTTCTACAGAAAATGTTAATAACACTGTTAATAACACTATTAAATCTATTACAGAAATGAAAGACACTACTGCTGTATTTTTAATTGTTGGAGTAACATTGATTATTATCTTAATTGTAATAATATATTATTTTTATTATAGTAGACTTAAAAGCAAACAATGTTCAACAATGGATGCTGTTTATGGAGATTTAAACGGAAAAATTAGGTCAATTGATAATTCCGAACAATTTAATTATACTTTTAAAGATTACTATATTAAGACTGCTTATAATTGTTGTAGTGGTGGAAATTACAAAAACGACTACGTTGATACATGTATTTTGAAAGATTTATTAAAGCAGGGTGTTAGAGGTCTTGATTTTGAAATTTTCTCAATAGGGGATCAGCCAATTGTCGCTACTTCTACAAGCGATAGTAATTATGTTAAGGAAACTTTTAATTACATTAACTTTTCAGATATTATGAATATTATTCGAGATTATGCATTTGCCACATCTACTGCTCCAAACGCATTAGACCCCATAATTATACATCTTCGCATTAAAAGCACTAATCAAACAATGTATCAAAATTTCGCTAAACTTTTAGAAAATTACGATTCCATTTTAATGAGTAAAGACTATGATTCAGAATATTATGGACAAAATTTCGGTAATGTTGAGTTGAAAAAGTTAATGGGTAAAGTTATAATAATTGTTGATAGAAGTAATATAGCTTTCCTAGAATGTCCTGAATTCTATAAATTCGTTAATATGACAAGTAATTCGGTTTTTATGAGAGCCCTTCATTATTATGATATCAAATACAGTCCAGATATGAATGAGCTTATTGAATTTAATAAGCAAAATATGACAATTGGAATGCCAGATAAGGGGTCTAATCCAGAAAATCCTAGTTCTGTAGTTATGCGAGAAACTGGATGTCAACTTTTAGGAATGCGATATCAAAAAATAGATACTAACATTGAAGAAAATGACATATTCTTTGATGAAAACGGATATGCATTTGTTCTTAAACCTGAGAAGTTGCGTTATGTTCCTGTTACGATTGAACTACCGCCACCACAAAATCCAGAATTATCATATGCTACTAGAACAGTACAGTCGGATTTCTATAAATTTGAGATTTAATTATAATAGTAATATATAAATGACTAAAAAAGATAATCTCTGTAAAGGGTTAACATTTAGTGACTGCGAATTAGCCATTTTAAGAACTGCAATTGATAAAGCCGAAGAGATTCAAGGGAGAAAAGCAGCTAATTCATCTGAAGTTAAACGCATAATTGGTATTGTGGAAAATTTTTTGAGAAAAAAATCCCTAATTTGTTACGGAGGGACAGCTATTAATAACATATTACCAAAACAAGACCAATTCTATAATACAGATATTGAAATTCCTGATTATGATTTTTATAGTTCAAATGCGTTAAATGATTCTAAAGAGCTAGTCGATATTTACATAGAAAATGGATTTCAAGAGGTTGAAGCTAAATCAGGACAACATCACGGAACATTTAAAGTATATGTTAATTTTATTCCTGTAGCAGATATTACATTTGTCCCAAAAGAATTGTTTGTTGCCATTAAAAAGGAGGCGATTAAGGTCGGAGGTATTTTTTATGCACCTCCAAATCTACTTCGTATGGGAATGTATTTAGAATTATCACGTCCAGCCGGAGATGTGTCAAGATGGGAGAAAGTTTTAAAACGTTTAACTCTTTTAAACAAACATTATCCTCTTACTGGAAAACAATGCGCTACAATTGATTTTCAAAGAAAAATGGAAGATGAAAAACAAGCCAACAAAATTTACGATAATGTTCAACATACTCTAATTGACCAAGGTGTTGTATTTTTTGGTGGATATGCGTTATCAATGTATTCACATTATATGCCAAAAAATTTACAACATAGGCTACAAAAAATACCCGATTTTGATGTTCTCTCAGAAGAGCCGATGCTTACTGCGCAAATTGTTAAAGAACGATTAGTTGATATTAATGTTAAAAATGTTAAGATAATTAAAAGACCGGGAGTTGGTGAAATTATTGCTCCTCATTATGAAATTAGGGTAGGAAATGAAACGATTGCTTTTATATATGAACCATTGGCCTGTCACAGTTACAATATTGTTAAAGAAGGAGGTTACGATGTTAAGGTTGCAACTATAGATACTATGCTTAGTTTTTGGTTAGCGTTTTTATATTCTAATAGGCCATATTATGATAAGGACCGAATATTATGTATGTCCAATTATTTATTTGAGGTGCAAGAAAAAAACAGATTAGCTCAGAAAGGGTTATTAAAGCGTTTTAGTATTAACTGTATGGGTCATCAAGAAACAGTAGAAGAAATGCGAGCTGAAAAGGCCGAAAAATTCATAGAATTAAAAAGTAAGAAAAATGAGCCAGAGTATGAAGAATGGTTTTTGCGTTACAGGCCATTAGATACTAAGAATGAAGATAATAGTAACAGTAACAGTAACAGTAAAACCGGAAACCCTAGAAAAACCAGAAGCAATAAAAAGAAGAAAAGAAGAACAAAAACAATAAAACGCAAGGGAATTTTCTTTTAATTTTTATAATTTATAAATGTATAACAATTTTATAAATTATATTTTTAATCCGAGACCAACCTTAAAATAATGCCAAAACCCTTTTCTGTCTTTTAATTTACAAATATTCGTATCAGAAAACACATCTATCCAAGTGAGATTTTTTGAACGACTTACAGTATCGTGTATCTCTCCACCATATGATATAAAACCTATAACTAACAAAATTATAATAATATAATACAATAGTCTCTCGAATTTATTTATAAGAACAAAATCCTCTTTTTTAACCTTAAATAAACGCACTTTAATTGGCCAATCAAATGTTATCCAAAATTGATTATTATTATAAATATCTTGGTCTAGAGGATTATCTATTTGAGACCCTCTGTCTAAATAAAAATCCTTATTCAATTCGATAAAGTAAATTATAAATATAAATACTAATACTATTACCGTTATAACCATATCGAGACGCATTACTATTAAAAATGCAAAAAAATAGAATAATGAATATGTGAATTTCTCTATGGGTGGCGTAAATTCTAATTTACCAGTATCAGATACAAGCGTAACTAAAAAATAAAATAATAAAAATGAGATTACTAGTTGCAACCATTTATGTTCCTTTATATAATTTATTTGAAAACAAGTAAATAAACTGGTTCCAATATAATTACCAACTAACAATAAATAAAAAATAGCAAATGATTTTATTAAATCTGCCTGACCAACAGATATCTCTTTTAATATATCTAACATTTATTATAAGTAAATATAATTAAAATTTGCTGAAATGTTTGACCGTTTTTGATAATGAATAATAAATAAACCCAAATAAAGCACACGAAAAAATTAATCCATTAAAATTGTAATTTCCATCTGAGTGACATAAAAACGGCAAATACCTAAATACATTTTTCTTGAAAATAGGCAATTGAAATAAAAAATATAAAACAGCCAACAATAATGGTGCTTGTAATTCATCGTAAATGGAATCTAATGAATTATCCATTTTCTCATTTTTATAATAATTATTTATGTCATCATCTGTCTCATTGATATAATCTCTTGGTCCAGGCGGCGGCGGTGGAATATAATTAGGTTGTATTTGAGCGTCTTTTGTTAGTTGTTCAGTATGTAAAGGAATATCTCTACTTGGTAATGAAGTTGCTCCTGCTAAACTAGCTTGTTGTAATCCGTTTACTATCTGGCTAATTGTGCTTTGGTCCAAAGACAATGAATTTGAAGCAGTTGGTTGTGATGATTGAACCATATTATTAGTTCCTGCAGTTTCATTAATGACCAAACTAACATTTCCGCCAACAGAACCGCCTCCAGAAGGGTCAGTTGGCAAATCATTTATACTGGTTGTATTAATATCAGACATATATTATCTAAAGATTCAACTATTTTAAAATTTACGCAATTTTAACCGTTTTTTTGTTCATATCACACTTAACAGCATTCTTTTCTATTTTATAACATTTTCCATCAAACTTGTATGTTTGGTCTTCTATTTCTTCTAATGGAGGAGCTTGTATAATTCTACAATTTTTACCTTTGCATATTGACCTAAAAAAGGTTGCTAAACCTATTCCCAATAATAATGACATCAATATTTTACCTGTATTACTATGAACAAATTTATCCAAATACATTATATTATCTCTTTATTTTATTTTGTTTTGGTTTTATTTTGTTAGTTTATTGTTGAACTGGAACTGATTTAATGGAGAGCGGATTTATAGGACATTGTGTTTCGACTGGTTTAAATTGGAAACATTGACCAGCATTGTCTTTATATTGCGTCTTCATATAATTTTCAGGGCTTGGATATATGTATATTGTTTTAGATTCAGGACCTATAACATAAACAAAAAATAACCCTACTGCAAAACTAATTAAAAAAACTGGTAAAGATATGTAGTTACTTAGCATATATATTTTATAAATATTTTATAAATTATATAAAAATATAAA